GTGGCGTTCTGCGTCAGCTCGGCGCGGCTCATGGCAAAGTTCCAGCGGTGTTCACGCAGGAGGCCGTCGCGTACATGCTCATAGACTGCGTTGATCGCCCTAGCCCGTGCGTTCTCCTCAGTAAGCAGGTTGATCGTGTCTTGTCCGAGCTTGACAAGGGCGAGGTTTGCTATGGATACATAGGTCGTTGCCATTGTGTTTCCCTAAGTATTTACGGCCTCGTATCTAGCACTTCTGTGTACCTGATTACATAACCAATGGTTCCAGCCTGTGCCGTCGCCGCCTTTACATTTATCGTCATACATAGGTGGTAGCCGCCAAGTGGTGCGTTGGCTGCGGTGTCCCCAACGAGGGTGTAAAGGGGCTTTGAGCATGTATCCAAGTTACGAGCCGCATATCTCAACTCTGTACCCGCTGTTACTTCACCCTGTAGAACCGCTGAACTAGCAGCGAACAGGTCCAAATCTTTGGCTGCGCCTGTGTTGGAAGGAAGTTCCGCTGTATTCCCACCAGTAAAGTTCGTCTTTGTCATCTTGGAATCAGCGGCAGACTTGGTGACCGTTGTGTTGCCTGCTGTACCGAGTGTTGCCTGCTCCAGCGATAGTTTCCCGATGAGCCTTGTGACGGTTATGGTTGCCGCGTGCGCGTTCCCGCCCGTGTGGTTGATTGCTGTCCTCAACTCATCTGCCAGGCCCGCCGCTGTAGATTCGCCAGATACCTGCACAACACAACTACCGCCATCTAGGTCGCCAGTAGACTTGCCACCACCATTCATAAACTTGTATGTTTTCGACAGAGCTGCGGTATTTATCAGCGTAACTGTCTCGGTGTCAACAGCAGCCGCAGTGGTGCTAATGATGTCTATGTCTGCCGTCGCCTTGCTGGACGGAATGTATAGCCCCAGATCAAATGTCAGTGTCTCGGTACTGTGTGAATCCAGCTTGTCGTTGAACAAAACGATGGATTCTATAATGGCTGAGGCGGGCAGCGCACAGAGAGTAATGAGATCCCCTGCCTGGAGCGAGGTTACAGGAACCTCTATGTTACCGGCGGCGACTTGACCAGTGCCTCCAACATAAGAAACTGGAGCAGTGGTCGTTTCACTTGCTATGAATTTCATCCAGTCTGTTTTTAGCTTCGCCATTTGGCCTTACCTCCTATGAATAAGGGGCGATCCCGCCCAACAGACGGGCAGGATGCCCCTATTCTGGGCATGAGTGGATGTCTGGTCAGTCAATCGTGTACTGGACAACGAATCCGACTGTCCCCGCAGCAGAACACACAGTCTCGACCGTCAGGCAGAGGTCGTACATAACCTGTGGGTCCGCGGTGAGCGGAGTCGCCAGGCATTCGTACAACTTCTTGCCGATAGACGCAAGCGCAGCAGCAGAGGCTACTTGGGCGCGGAGTTCCGAGCCGTTTGTAACCTGCCCACTGATGTCGAAGTTATCAGCAAAGATTGTTGCGTCAGTGGCGGTGGTCCCACCTTCCGCATAGAGGCCACAATCCACGGTTCCTGAACCGCCAAGGTCATCCGACCAAATCTTGATGCTGTAGACAACCGCGTGTGCGGGGAGTCTACAAAGCCGAATGATATCCCCATCAGCGTCGATGTCAGCAGACGCTACCTCGAACGCATCAGCCATAATCCGCATCCGACCGCCAGCCTTGGCGACAGAGTTCAGAACAGGTGGTGTTGCGTCTGTATTTGTAATCAGATTGGAACTTGTTTCTGCCATTTCATTATTCTCCGAAGCCGAAGCCGTTAGGTGGGGGGTTCACCCTCCGTGTTGCTTCGTGAACTTTCTAAAAACCCCCTAGACTAAACCTCGATTTAGAGGTCATCATCAACCTGGAACTTCACGACCTTCTCTTCTTCAAGCCGTGTAGCACCAATACTCATTGAGTAATAAACATACGTTGAGAAGGCTTTGTCAGGACGCTCAGAAATGCGCGCCTTGATGTCAGCACCAATGCCAAGCTCAAGTCCCGAGGGAACCCAGGCAAAGCAGTCTCGGACGTTACTGCCGTCTGCCGTGAGGCGGTTCGAGATAATGAACTTGAATCCCATGAAGTAATCAACGTCACCATCGACCAATGCCTTGACGGTGTTGTAGTCAGCACTCGTCATATTGGTGTCAGCAAGCAGCTTTGTAATCTGCTTTGGACTGGTTACGAGGTAACGATCCTCTTCTGGGTCAATGTCATTCAACTGGAACTTTTCATTGATTGTACGCAGGACATCCAGAGTCAGGTTGACCATCGGTGATGGTGTAACAATCTGACTGGATGGGAGGGCTGTTGATGTTCCCCCAGCAACGCCAGTGCTGGCAGTCCCGCCAAGTGCCGAGATGATGACATCATCAATCGTTCGGCCCATAGCGAATGCTGCGGACTGTGCGTAAGAGCTGGTCGGATCAATCAACATGCGAACCTTGTCGGCATCATCCACCAGGTCGCCCCATTCGTAGTCGGTCAAACTGAGCCGTCTACGGGCATGTGGGGTATCGACCAGAGGTGAGTCACCGTGGCGGCTCGTTCGTTCGACAGCAGCAGTAGCACCGATCTGTTCCGTAAACTTGTTCTTTCCTACCACAGCCGAATCGACCGTGACGGAATTGCGGAGCCTGGAGCCTTTCTGCTGCACAAGGAGAGCAACATTGTTTTTATATTGCTCAACAAAGGCAGTGGTTACATTTGTGGACACGGGATATTCCCCTTAATTGGGTAAAACGAATAACAAAGGATTTTGTTCGGAATGCTCCCCGCTTCGCGGACACTCCTTCGTTTTACACCCGATAGGTGGCCGTCTTTCCGTGCATGTCACGCAGACCCGTAAGCTACCTGCGTTGGTTTTCTTATCGGCTATATACGCCGATTTCATCAGTCAACGGTGGGGTGTGCAGATTGATACAACTTTGTCATCTTCGCCAAAGCTGCCTTGTGACCCGGATGATTCTTGTCCTGGTATGCGGCCATGAACTCCATATCCATCGTTGCGTCTGCAATCTCCTGCTCTGCTTCCTCTGGTGAGAAGCGGAACGATTGATTACCACCGCCGCCGATTACTTCGTCTTGTGCGATCATTTTTCCCACCTCTGCCCATGCTTTGACCATCGCCGGGTGGTTGCCCAGGCCAGTCTCGTTCAACGCCGCCTTCAGCTCGTCGCCGCCAAATCGTCCAACAGCATCCTTGGCAAGTGCGACTTTCTCATTGAACGCATCGCCAAACTCCTGCTTCAGTGAATCTACTGACTCTGTGCTGAACTGTCCGATCCTCTGGCGGTAGTCCTTGATCGCGTCTGCATTGGCGTGGGCCTGCCACCGCACGACTGCTGCAACCTGCTCCGTTGTCATGCCAACGCGGTGTGCCTCACTACAGAACTCATCGTAGCATGGACCGAACTCAACGCCCTCTGGCATGTTCTCTGTGGGCATGGTGTAGTCGGTTGCATTCTCAGGACGGCCAAGGGCGGCGTAGAACTTGTCCCACTCCTCCTTCGGGGAGTCCAGATCGGGCTTGACGAGCTTATCTCCACCCACCATCTTCTGTGCATGGATCGTGGTTTTCGCCAGGCTCTCAATGTCCTTGATGTCCTTGAGGGCGGTGTGGTTGGCGATCTCGTCTGGGAGGTTGTCTCTCCAACTGACATCTGCCTCTGTTACCGTGGTTGTGGTTGCCTCAACGACATCGGAGAGGAGCGATGGTGCTTCCTCGACCACAATCTCCTGGTCGGTCACTTCTTCGGTTGCTTCGATAGTCCCCGTCTCTTCTGCCATTGTTTTATCCTGTCTTTATCTTGTCCCAAGTATCGCGCGGAGGTGCGTCTGCGTGGAGCCAAGATTCGATCTCGTCCCTCCGCCAGCGGCAACATCGCCCCAATCGAATCGGACTCGGCATGAGGCCCTGAGCGTCAAGAGACCATACGTGGCGCGAACACACACAGAGCAGGTCCGCTGTCTCATGGACAGTCATCAGTACCAGTGGTCGCGTTGCCGCAATCGATTCTACCGTCCCTGTCTCTTCCGCCATTATGTTACCTCACATGCCCTGGTCTACCGTGATTGTAACGTGAACCCCTGTTACGAACAGGGGCAGCATACACTACTTCGAGTTCTGGTCTATGACCAGACGTACCATGATCGCTACTTCTGAAGGAAGTAACAGCATCCATTTCTGTCGTGCCATCTTGCACCATGAAGAAATCAAACACCCTCGTATTCTTTGTCCTTCTCTTGCAGAGGTTTTTGACATCTTGCGAGAACGTCGAGCCAGCAGAGCCGGGTGTGGACGATGCTGGTGAACCCTTTGTCGAATAGTCAACTCCTGCTGCGCCGCCAGCGGTTGACCAGTTATTGCCTGATGAATATATAGTCCATGTCACTTCCGACTCGTCCCACGGCTTTAGGGTTTCTCCAATGATGATGGGCTGGGCAGTAGAACCAAGGTTATTGACATACAGGGAAAGAGTGCCTGTTATTACCCGAGAACCACGGGGTATCTCGGATGCTGTCCACCTCAATAAACACTTTGCTGTCTGGGTAGAACCCCTATCGTCATAAACCGCTGCGGCAATGGTTGTTTGTGTTTCGTTATTGGTGATTGCGGCGGTGTCGAGAATCCATGTATCTTCACCGGCGGCGGCGGCGGGTTGACTTGTGTATGTAGGCATCGTTATTCCTCGTCAATCTTCAATAAGACCCGAACAAACTGGCACGACTTTCCACCGATCTCGAAATCCTTACATGCCTTGGGCCTGTCCTTGTAGTGCCTGCACCTGTTGTCATCTCCCAGCCACGGACAGGGCTTGTGCTTCTTTGCTGTCCTAGTGGCTGCCAATGCCTGAATGATCTCGGTTGGCAGGTCATCAATCTCGCCGGGTTCATACGGTGGCCGTCTGATATTCTGGCAACATGCTGCGCAGGAAAGACAGTCGTATTCGCGTGGCACTGGTTCACCTAGTTCGTCGGTATCCGCTTGTTGATTGAGTAGAGGTGGGTGCTGTTCTTGTCGCTCTCTTCCTGCAACCGATCCACCTGCTTCCCCAACGCAATCGTTTTCTGTTCCAGGCGGGTAACACGGTTGCCCGCACGCCACATAAAACCCATGAGAGAAAGAAATCCAACAGAGAGAATGTGTTGAAGATCAAAGAGCTCTTCCACATCACTTCTTCCGTTTCTTCTTCATCTTCTTCTTGGCTGCCGCCGCCTTCTTCTTGCCCGCCTTGGTGTACGGGTAACTTTTCTTTCCGACTTTAGGCATCAAATATCTCCATATCTATGTCATCGACATCAATCTTGGTGAGCCAACATGGTGTGTTC